GCATTCTGAGCAAGTAAAGCTAATTGTTCTGCCTCTGTATCTCTACCATCGTTTCCAGTAGGTATAATATTTCCTTGTGCATCAAACATAAATCCTGCTTTTAAATTACCAGCGGCATCTGTTTGCCCTAACATTCTAGCGTCCATTATCGAGTCATAAATTTTATCTTGTTCGGTTTTAGGTAAATTTTCGAAATCTAAACCCGCTGTAAGTCTAGCTATAATATTAGCATTTTGTCTCCCTTTATTAGTATCAAACTCACCTAAAAAAGGTATTTTTATATTTCTAACTCCTTGAAATCTTTTAGAACGTGCAATTATATCGTCTAAAAATTTTTGTTTTCTTCTTTTATTAAACTCTGAATCTGTTAAACCTTGTGCAAGTTTAACAATAGCAAAATTACTAAAAGCATCACCAATAGTAGGTTTTTTAAAAATTTCTCTTATTTGACTTTTTGGTACATAACTTGTTGGTTTATCTGAGCTAGAACCACCAGAAACACCAGAACCACCAATGCCACCAGCTTGAGTTTTGTTACCAGGTCCTGTTCTCGCAGTTTGACCACCTACTCCTGTTCTTGTGGTTGGTGCCTCTTTTCCTTTGTTTCTCGAACCTCCAGGTCCTCCACGATATCCACCAACTCCTCGATAACCTGGTCTTCTACCATCTCTAGATGGTGATACCAACATACCGCCGTCTTCTAACATTTGTCTGAATTGTTGTGCTCTAGTTATTGCCATTATTCTTCTGATCCTGCTCCTAATGGTGGCATATGAGCCACTTTAATCTTTACAGATCTTGTAACATCTTCTTTTACAGTATCTGTATTTGGGTTTGCAATATCGTCCTCTGCCTCTTTATCAGAGTTATATTCATAATTTGTTTTCTTATTTCTTAATACTACTTCAGTTTCACACTCAACAACCGGTACTTTTTTACCGTCTATAATCATGTATCTTACTGATGGTGGTTCTGTAAATGCCATATTACTCCCTTGTTATTTGTAACACAGAAAATACAATATGTAACCTATTTCCTGTAGCTGCTGTTGCTTTTATAACCTCTCCTTCAGTAATAACAAGAGGATGTGTTAACAATTCTACTGTAGCATTAGCTGAAATAGCCTTGGTTTTAAACAAACTAAATACATTAGATGATGCATCTGTTAGTGTTAAAGTTATACTATCGGCGTTACCTGAGTCTTCAGACACTAGTATGGACTTAATTATGCTAGTGGTTGCAGTTGTAGATGTTCCAGCCGCCGGACTTGTATAAACAACAGTTTCTGCTGTGCTTGTTAAATCTATCTTTGAATTTGTATATATATTAGCCACTTATAAACCAAGAGAATCTCTCTTGCTCCTGTTTTAGTTCATCCAAAAACGTAGAATTTAATTGATCTCTCATAATAGCCAAAGATCTATTTATTTGTTTTTGGTTAGAAAAATCATATTCTTCTTTTGGTTCTGGTATTCTTATATTAATTTTAGCCATTATCTTCTTCCATCTGGTTGAATATCTAATCTTAAAGTTCCAAATCTCCAAGACTCACTAGCTGCATCGTTTTCTATTTTTACACTTACAAATCTACCTCTTGCTCTTGTATCTTTTTTGTCAGTGCTAGCTGATACAGTAAATGGACTCAACGCTGTTTGACTAGAAGATTGTTGTGGGTACCTTTTTACATTTAAACTAACCTTTGCATTACCTGCTAAAGTTTTAAAATCTGGAACAAATCTTCTCATGGCTAAAAATACTTCTCCTGCAACTTTTGGCCCGGTTGATTTACCCTCTCCTGTTTTTTGCCTATTTTCTAAATCTATATCAAAAGACTGTATAAAAGATGTAACAGTAGTTGTTGTACCATTAGGGTTAACTTGATCAGTTCCTACTTCATGTTCAAAGTATGTTGTTTGACCTAAACCATCTTGACCTACAATAACAGGAAACGTACCATCTGAAGTAGAATCATATTTTGTTGCAAAAGGATTTGGATAAACATTTGAATCAATCCAACTTGTTCTTGCTTCTGTGCCTGTATACCAAACACCACCAGCAACACCTGAAGATTCACCATAATTAAATATTACATACTTATCATTATACTCAGAGCTAGATGATGGGTAATACCAAGTAATTTCTGTGTATAAATTATTTAATCCAGCTGCAACTTGTTGGCCTTTTGTTGTGTCAAAATCATCAAAAACAAAATCCTCAACAGTGCATGGTATGGTTTTGACTGTACCATCATACAGAAAGAAACCTTTTGGACTTAACCAAAATGCAGCTCCATCTATTTCAACAACCGCATTTTGACCTATTAATCCACAGTTAGTACCAACTTGTTCTAATTGGAAAGTAAATGGTGCACCAATAAATTTCATGGTGTACAAAGCATTATCTGTCCAAACCAAAATAACTTCCTTAGCTTTTAACGCTCCAATAATTTTTGTACCATCTTGTAATCTTAATGTTCCAGCAGTATTTGTAGCTGATGGAGTATATGTATTTATATCTTCTTGATCTGAAAATCTTATAAACATATCGTCTTGAGTTGTCGTATCTCCAATAGTTGTTTCTGTTCCAAAGTGTAATAAGTGTCTTGTGGTAGGAGATATTAAAGATACTCTTGATGCAGTTGGATTTGATGCAGTAGAAAATCCAGATGTAGTTGTCGAAGCTCTCGTAGTTAGTGCTGATCCTGCTCCAGCATTCCATGTAAAAGTTTTACCATTTAATATAGTTGCAACCAATACTTGTCCAAAATTATCTAGCGACCATAAACCTGGTTCTAATGTTACATCAGATGCAGCTGCTGCTTCTCCCCAATTACCATCACCCCATGTTCCTATACCCCAACCATAACCATATGATTGAGCTCTTGGTCCTACAGGCTCGTAAGGTTTAATACTTAAACTACCACCTGTTGATACTGTTCCTGTTGCATTAGATGATTGTGTAATTGTAAATGTGCTTGTTGTTGGTACAGTAATTACTTGAAAGTTTTTGTCTTCAAAATCAGATGCACTAAATCCTGTACCACCAGGAAGTGTTACACTATCCAATTGAACTATATCTCCTACTGCCAAACCATGTGTTGATTTAGTAATTGTACAAGTTGGTGATCCACTAGTTGTTGCAATAGTTGCAGATGTTAAAGTAGTTTTAAGTGGTGTGATATCATAAAACTGACCTTCAAAGTATAATAACAAAAATTTATCTGTTCCAATAGCTACGTATCTATTACCAGCAATGTCAACAAAAGCATGTTGTGCTCTTGCTACACCTACTATTGTATCTGTTACAAGAGAAGACCAACCACCTACTTTTTCAGGTAATCCATATCTAAATCTTACGTTGTCTGAATTAACCCAACGGTTTTCTGCACCAGCTTCTGTATTTTGTTTATCTATTCCAGGTCTAAATTTAAACTCTACTAGAGCCATGATCCGTGCTCCTATATCTTAGTTTTATAAGCCCAGCCTCTTGTTGCATTCACAAATACTAAAGTAAAAGCCGATGCACTTGTGTTTACCACTAGATTAGAAGCAGCACCTAAAATATTGGAACCGTTTCTGGCTATAGTTAAATTATTTGATGCAAAGTTATTACCACTATCTATAAAATGAACCTCTGAACCTACAGACGGTGAAGCTGGTAATGTTATTGTAATAGCTGTTCCAATACCACCTCCAGACGTATCAATTAATAATTGATCACCATCTACGGCAGTGTATGCAGTTGTGGGTGTATAATATCCTTTTTGTCTAATACCTAGATTAACGTTTGTGCCATCTGAATATACTAAACATTTTGATCCAACTGGTAATGCAATACCAGTTCCAGATGCTGTTTTAATTGTTAATGTAAAATTACTAGTAGATCTAGTAGTTGCATCTTCAACAATAAAAACTCTTTCAGCACCGTCAGGCATTGTAACTGTTCTGTTTGCAGCTAAAGTTCCTGTAAATTTAAAATATAAATTTTTACCATTTGATACAGCATGGTTAGATAAAGCTAACGCTACATCACTAGCGGCAACATCAACAGATATATAACCACTAGCTGCTTGTTCTAATATCTGTAAATTAGTATTAGTAATAGTACCCCAGGTACCTGATTTTTCACCTGTTGTTATTAATTCTAGTTTTAAATCACTCGACGTGCTTGATGCCATATTACTCCTATGGGTTTAATGGGTCAATCTCAACCCATGTTTGTGACACCCCTGGAGGTATCGGGTTCCATGATACCACATCTACCGTGCCTGTTGCAAGGTTTATTCTGTTGCCTGTTACAGTCACTTGTTTGTCCACTCTTGTGGTAACATTACCAATTGTTGCATTTATTCTACTACCTGAAACAATAACAAGAGCTTTACCGACTATAGCTGGAGAACCTGAGTTTAGATTAACTCTGCTACCAGTAGCGACAGTTCGAATACTAATACCGCCAGAACTTCCAAAAGGTGCTGCTGCAAATGATGATCCTCCAAAATACATTTATTACCTCGCTGTTGGAAAGGTTGTC